GTTATTTATTGGCTCAATACTTGCTGGTCTAGGTCTTGCATTTACTGCTTTTGCACCAGTTGTTGGTTTAGCAATTGCTGGGGTGGGGGCTAGTCTACTTGCTGCCGCTGCTGGCGTCACGTTGTTAGAGAAAAACATAGGTAAGGCTAAACTTACAGTAAATAAAATAGCCAACACAGTTGGCATTGGAATTGCCCAAGGCGCCGCAAGAGGTGCAAGGGCAGTTGAAACCAATCTCATAGGCAGTCTTAAAACAAAAATTGCTAAAAAATATGGAGATTTGACCGGTGCAGATATTAATGAGGCTTTGGTTGCACGACTAGACGATCCAGATGATATTAAAAAAGCCTTAGACAAAGCCCTTCGTGGCGCTGTCGACCCTCCCACATCAGGCACCGCTACTGGTGAAGAGTTAGGCAAAGCAATTGCTAAAGGTATTAAGAATAAAATGCTTGAAGTAAAAGAAAATTTTGCATCAACATTTTTTACAAAAGCAGATGCACAAATTGATAAAATTATAACAAAATACAAAGAAGCTATTGATATCCAAAAAGAAGAGGCATTAAAAGCTTTTGATACTCAAATATTAGCAATTGAAGCGTTGGCAAAAGCTGAAGAAGAGTTGACTGCAAAAATGGAATACGAGCAAAAACGCCGTGAAATGATTTTAGCAAAACGTCTAAATAAAGAAAATTATTTAAGAGAAAGGGCTATTGCTAAATACGAAGGCAGAACTGAAGATGTTCGTTCACTTGATCTTGCATTTAGAAAAACAGATAAAGAGTCTACAAAAGAAATTCAAGATTTAGATACCGATAGAGTAAAAACTCTACAAGCGAAAAATAGAGAAAATGCTATTGCAGTAATTAATCGTGAAAAAGAAGTACTTGAAAAAACATTTAATGAAATGCAAAAGAAATATGAGGATAATATTGAAAAAATTCTTAATAAGGGTTTTTCAACAAAAGAAGAGTTTAATGCATTATTAAAAGAAATTGCTGAAACTAGTGAAGGTTTTTCATCAGACATTAATGATGTGTTTATTAAAACAATGAATGGATTACCGTCTGCAATTAGAGATGTAACTGACCCATCCGTTGGGATGTTTAGCATGACAATGGAAGCTCTTGTTGATCAAGCCAAAAAAAGCTTTGGCGCTACAGTTGGCACGGCTAACGCTGAATCGATTCTTGGTGCAGCGTATGCTATGGCTAATGGAATGCCGGATGCGTTTAAAGCAGCATTTAACACTGGAATAATTGCTCAATCAGTTACGCCATTTGTTAAAAAAGTAACAGACATTTTTGATGCAATTAATGTTGATGCACTGTGGATTGAAATCGGCAGGTCAACAATAGAGGCGATGATTAATGAAATGAAACGTCAGCTAGCAGGCTTGAAAGGAACTTTGTATGACGAATTTAAAAAATTGTTTTCGGGCATGAGTTTTGATTTTAGCGGGTTGTTTGGAGATCTAGAAAGGCTTGGGAAAGAAATTGCCAGAATTGAGGCTATTCGAGGGTCAGCAGATGGCGCTGGCGCTGACAAAGCCGACATACCAAAGACGCGAAGTGTTGGTACGGCAATGAATGCGTATCTTGTTGATCCAAAATCTGGAGAGCACCTTGCTAAACGACCTGCTTCCCCGGCTGCCCCGATTCAAGCCATAAATGACGCTTTAGATGAAGGCAAAAAGAAGTTTTCTTTCTTCGGAATGTTGGTTGATGGATTAAAAAACTTGGTTGAATTCTTAGGTCCAGTTAAAACCGCAATTCTTGGTGCGATAGGCGCTATTGCTGGATTCTTTGCTCTTAAAGGTCTCTTTGCAACAATTGCGTCTGCATTTGCTGCGTTGAACAATACAATAACAGCTATTGCGTTCGCTATCTCTCCTGTAGCCGCAGGAATTACTGCACTAGTCGGTGTTATTATTGGAATTTTCATTTACATGTATATTAAGTTTGAATCTTTTAGAAACATGGTTAATGATACATTTAAAAAATTCTTTAATTTTCTTAAAGATGGATTTGATGCTCTGAAAAAACCAGTTGTAGATCTTACTCTTGCAATTTTTGATGGAGTAAAATCTATTCTTGTTTCAATCTTTGGGCCAATTGTTAAAGCAATTGGTGGAATTATTTCAGGTCTTATTTGGGCTTTTATGGGCACATTGTCTATTGTTGCTACCGTTCTTGATAAAATTAAAAAACCGGTATTTGATGTTATAGCGTTTATAATTAATTTAACTACATCAGTAGTAAAAATAATAACCACCATTATTACTACAATTTTTGATAAATTCTATGGAGTTATTGGTGGAGCCGTAAAAATTATTGGCGGTGTCTTTGTAGCGTTGTTTAATATATTCAAATCTGTTTTTGGCGCTATATTGGATTTTGCAAAAGGACCATTTGAATGGTTGTCAATTAACGCCCCCAAGATTTTAGAACCAATATCTAAAGTATTTGGAAATATTAAAGATTTTGTCAGCAATATATTTAATAATATTAATTTTGGTGGCATTGTAGATATAATAACAAAACCTTTTAAATTATTCTTTGAAGTAATTAAGAAAATTGCTCAAAGTCCAGTTGTTGATTTCTTCTTAAGATTGGCTGCAATGCTAGGTCTAGTCGCAGCAGTTATTGCTACATGGGGTGTTAAAATTGCTCTTGAATCAATTTGGTGGGTAATTAAACAAGTCGCTGGCTCACTCGCAAATATAGCAATGTTAATTTACAATGTTGTTGTTAAAGCATTTATTTTTATGAAAGATTTGCTTGTTGCTGTATGGAATACAATTTATGCTGTAGTTAAGAAATTTGTTGATTGGTGGCACGAGAATGTTGGGTCTTTGTGGCTACTGATGATATCAGGCGCCGTTCTTGCGTGGGAAGGAATAAAAAAAGTGTGGTCATTCCTTTCGGATGTTTTTGTTAAAATTTGGGATGTCATAAAACAAGCAGCCGCTTTTTGTTGGGATGCTATTAAGGCTTATGTTGATACATGGTGGACTATGATCCAAACAGTTGGGGGTTGGTTAGGTACTGTATTCACTGCTATTTGGGGTGTAATACAAACAGCTGCAAGTGTTGTTTGGGACTATTTGCAAAATATTGTTCCTATAATATGGGATGGTCTAAAACAAGTAGCCGAGTGGATTGCAACAATATTTGTTGGCGCATGGGATGGTCTTAAAATTGCTATTGGGTTTGTATGGGACATAATTACATGGGGCTGGGGTATAATTGGTCCTATATTGAGTAAACTGTGGGATTGGTTGTGGACTGGAATTAAATTTGCCTGGGAAGGCATAAAAAATGCTGTAGAGACTTTGTGGAATGCAACTCAAAATTGGTGGAGATTCCTGGAGCCAGTATTAAGTCAACTGTGGGATTGGTTGTGGACTGGTATTAAATTTGCATGGGATGAAATAACTGAAGGTCTAGTTTTTTACTGGGAACTTTTTAAGAGAGTGTGGAGTTGGTTACTGCCCATTTTAAGCCAACTGTGGGATTGGTTGTGGACCGGTATTAAGTTTGCATGGGATGCTATTGTCACAGCAGTGCAAAATGTTTGGGGCGCAATTAAATCAATGTGGGAAAATGTGTTCCCAGTATTAAAGAAATTAGGTGAATTCATAAAAACTGGGGTTCAGTTTGCTATTGAAAAAGTTATAGATGTTTGGAATGGATTAAAAAATGCTTTCCAAAGTGTATATGATTTCGTAAAGCCTATTATTGAAAACATTGGTGGTTTTATTAGAACTACAATTGGTGGTGCAATTGACTTTATTTCGGGAGCAATAAGTGGAATTCCACATGTGTTTAAGACTATTTTAAATAGCGTATCTGGTTTGTTTAACAGAGTGGTAGGTCTTCTTGGTAATTTTGCATTTCCAAAAACAATATTGGGTATCCCTGTTCCAATAATTGGTGGTAAAAAAGTTTCTGACTTTATCAAACTTCCTCATCTTCCAACGCTTTATAGCGGGGGTAAAGTTGGCTCGTATATGAGTGGCGGTATGGCGTACATGAAAGGTGGAATGATGTACGGGGCCGGCGGTATGACATATGGACCAGCCCAGCAGGGGATTCCAGCGATCTTACACGGTGGAGAATATGTAATTAATCATAAGGCAGTTCAAAGGATTGGGACAGATATTCTAGATCGTTTAAATACAATGAGATTATCAAAGCCAAACTTGCCAACAATGCCTAGTGTGCCAAATATTAACATGCCAAATATGAGAATAAGTAACGCTGTTTCTCCTAGCGGTACGACTTCTTCTACACAGAATGTAAATATTTATGTTGACAATTTTATTGGAGAACCAGAGTGGTTTAATGCAATGATGAAAAATTACAATACCAAAATTTTGCCAAGAAACCAAAAAACTGCTGGTCTTGAAAATCGTGTTATAAATTCTTACAATGGGATTAACAGGGGTCTGTAATGACAATAGTTAATTTATTAACAATTAATAATACAGAGATAACTGCTCACAACAGAAAACTTGGCATTGACGAAGAAATATCTGCAAACGATATAGATTTGGCTTCTGGGCATAAAAGAAGATTTTATACGAAAAATAAAAAAAGGTTTAATTTAACATGGTCGTATTTGCCAAATTTGGCAAACAAAACTGTAGACAATAGAGCTGCTCGTGATTTTTTATTTAGCATTGCAAACATTTCTAACTATGTTTCTTTTTCAATTGAATTAGAACCGGCTGGCGGCTTCGTCAATTATGATTGCTATCTGGAGTCATATAACGAATCCTTGTTAAGGCGAGATTTGACAACTGGCTGTATTTATTACGATGTCTCTATGACATTGACGGAGCGATAATATGCCAAGTCAATTTAGTTACTACTCATTTTCAGAGCCATTAAATTCGGGTATTGATTTTTATACAGCAGATGCTGCTGTTCTTATTGAATCAAATTTATTGATTGAATCAAATGTAACAATAAATGCTTCAAAAACTTCATTTGCTATATCAAATCAAAGCATTGAAAGTAGCGTTGTTGTTTCTGCTATTAGGATAAAATTTGCCGTAATTAATTTAGACGCTACAGTAACAACAACCACTAACGCAATAACATTCAGGATAGTAACTGTTTCTGCATCGCTTTCTGCTACGGTCTCAATGACTACAGGTAGTAAGATAATTCTTGCAAATATTCGTATTGCGCTTCAAAATTTTGGGGCCATGTTTATTGAACCGTTTATTTTGTTTGAAAATGATGTCAATGCGGCAATTTATTCCTCAATACATAGAACACTAATTATGATTGATGGTAAACCATTAACAAATCACAATAGAACATTGGCTATGGACGTAGAACCAATTTTTGTTGAAAATAGAAATTGGAATAATAGAAAAAATAGATATTATAAATCTCAAAACAGGTCTGGGCGAAAAGTATTTAATTTGTCTTGGTCTTGGTTGCCAAATTCAATAAATTATACTGTAGATCATGGAAGTGGGCGCGATTTTATTCACCAAATAGCGGCTGACCCAAGAGGGCATGTGTTAAAAATTATTAATTTAGATGAATCTGGCACAACCCCATATACAGAAACAAGTTATAATGTATTGGTAAAAAATTATAA